TGGTTTTTTCATATCTCCTTTCATGCCTGCGAATCTAGCTGCAAATGATACACGTCTTGGATTAACTCCAGACTTAACTGGTGCCTTTAAATTACCACCTGTTTCTTTGTTGTAGGAAGCCCTTCCTTTGGCGTTTAATCCGCCTTTTGGGTTCTTACCTTCAGATCTTGTCCAAGCTGGTGTTTTGTGCCTCATTATTTTCCTATTGTAACGTTTTTGCCTTTTTTATAATTTTGAGTAAAATATAATGCGTCATTATCATCTTTAAATTTAATAAACTCTCCGGTTTTTTTAGCAAAATTGTACGCATCATCACTATTTAAAAACTTCAATTGATTTCCCATTTGAACAACCCTAGGATATGCAAGACCATCTGAAACTTCCATAAAGTGAGTCATGCTTCTTTTTGAATCTTGTGGATCTGGTATAGACATTGGATTGGGGTCAAACATCCTTTTGATAAAATTTTTAGACATATTTGCTTTTAAAGTACTGTCTATATTTAATCTTGGAGTCTTTTTTAATAATAAATTAGACATTGGATCTAATGGCGCGTTCATTATACCTAGCATAAAAATTATTTTTTTTCTTTTGCTTTAATTTTTCTTTCTTGCTCAAGCATTTCTGGCGTAGGTTTTTTGCCTGATCCTGCTTTAGCGCGGATGTTATTCCAAAGACTATTGGCAACTCCTAATTTATTTAGTTTCCCTTTCATTTTGCATTTATGTTTTTTGCTCTCGCTACCGTTATTAATCTTTTATTACTGTCGACTCTCCTGTCTTTGGATTAAACTTAGATTTAATAATTTCTTTTTTACCTTCCTCTTGTCCTTTTTTTCTTCTGTATATATCTCCATAATTATCTACATAGGTATCAAAATCAAACAATTCAGGTTTCTCTTGCATAAGCCTTTCTAAATATCTTGCAGGATATCCGCCAAGAGCAAATTTCTTATAATCTTCTTTTCTAACTGGTGCGATTTTACCTGTTCTTCCACTATATACTCCTCCAAATGTATCAGGGTTTCTTGGTTCTTCACCGCTATATCCTAAAACTTCACCACCGGGAACCATGAACGAAGGATTAAAATAACCACCCTCTCTTATCCATTCTTCAATTGGAGGCGCAGGTAAAGGATCTTTAGTTTTTTGCTTATCAACCTCTTTAATAGAGTTCATTATTTCAAATGTTCTAGCCCCTAAGATATTATCAGCAAGAATGCCCGCTTTTGGCATGCCATACTTTTGTATCATATTTTTTATAACATTTTGTCCTTCTGGAGTTGATTGCAAATAGTTTATTTGAGCTTGTTGAAATTCTTTATTTGATGTAGTTGGGAAATTATATTTATTAGCATACTGAATTAAATCATCTTCAGATAAACCAGATTCAACAAAAGCATTACTTCTGCCTGTAGGTGTTTTTTCTTTTCCACCCTTATAAACAGAAAGGTTTGTTCCTTTTACTTTTTTTGAATTAGAAAGTTTTTTATTAGGATCGCCGGGAGCCTGCATTATTCCCATCATAAAATATAATTTAATATAAAATTAAGATTTTTCTGAAATATCTGAAATTTTTATTTCGATTCCTGAAAGCATGGCATCTATGGTAGCCTCGATCATATCTCTTTGCTGTGGGTTCAATAGGGCTACTTTCTCACTTATGGCTGGAATGGCAAATACATCACTTTCTATTTCAGCTTTGAAACCATCTCTTACAGCCTGTGTTAAGTGTGGGTAGGCAAGCAAATCTTTGAATATCCAGTTTATTCTGTCTATGTATGTTTTGAATAGTCTTGATCCCATGGCCTCTGGGAACTCTCGTCTAAAATCCTCGAAATGCTCTCTAGCCATTTTTAAGTGGTGTACCGAACTTACCACATTAGATCCCTTTACCATTGTTAAAATTTAAATGTGTTTCTTCTATGTTTTCTAAGAACTCTCTTGCTTTCAATACCTTCTCTTTGATTAACTCTATGTCCTCGTCATTTCTATGTACCGGGAATAGCAGCAATCTTTCTTTTTGATCTATGTCATCAAACATCATATTAAGCTCCAATTTAGCGGCTTCTAAGAGGTATTTTGGACTTTCGTTTGTTACAACATCTGCCATTCTGTATAACAGAGAGTTTTTTTCTTGTTCTATAATGCCAAATGGTGTATTTATCAGGCAATATGCGATGCAAGACTCCGTTGCTCCTGTTAACCACATATAGGATTGTAATTGCCAATAGTATAAATCCTTTAATTTTTCTGGTAAATTTCCTAAAAACGTAAACAGGTCATAGCTTGATTTCACATCCCATACCTTTAAACCGGTTTCCGTTAAATCTAATACGTCCGGATGCCCTGTAATAAATTCATTAGCAAATCGTTCGGTATTTTTAATTAGTGGCCTTCCTACTGATTGCGATAATAGTTCAATTGCCTCATCTTCAACCTCTACGCCTTTGCGCATTTGTTTAGTCTGAACATCTTTTGTGCGTCCGTACTTTTCTGCAATGTAGATTTCAAGCAAATAAGTCTTTGCTGTTTTGGATAGGTTACCTGCGTCCTTGTCTGCTTTGGCTTGTGGTTCCGTCATCAAGTACCCAACAGAGCTGGATCTAATTAAAGTTTTGTTAAAATTCATTTGAAAGATTTTAGTTTTTTGTCGTAATATGCTTTTAGTTCCGGTTTGTTTTTAGCCATAAATTCAAAGGCTTTTAGTTCACCTTCGTTTTTACAAGCGTCAATAAAGCTCATTGTCCTCTCAATCAATGTTTGGGGAGATTGTGTCTTAATTAATTCTACCGGTTCTTCTTCATGTTGCAAAGCCTGAACCTTTTGATTGTTAAGATGGCACTCCTCTACGAATTGTTTTGCGAGATCAATGGCTTTATTTGCGCTTTCACCTTGCTCCAATACAATCTCAACGCCAATTCTTTCGGATTGGTAATTGCCAAGATTGAATGTTTTTTGATAGTTAATTGTTCTGATTTCCATTTTAGTTGAAGCCTTTAATTATTTAACCCTAGTTACATGAGTGATTCCATTGGTGTGCTTAATCTTGAAGATCTTAGCTTGATGTTCCTGTGTTTTTTTAAGATGGGATATCATTACGGCCACCGATGTAACCGGGTTATTAAAGGAAATTGTTTTGTCCACTTCAAGTGCGCCGGTCTTACTGGCAACTGAATCTGGATTTGGTAGTCTTGCCATATTCTATATTTTTATCAAAGTTAAATTTAATTATTTAATTAAAAAAATAAATTTAATGTTTTTTTTCTATTATCTTTGCCATGGTTAATGGACTTAGTACGGACAACTGATCCAACCCGGTACCTATCTAGGCGGCCGGGTTTTTTTATATCCAGACCAGCCGCATCTATAATAACTCGCGTAAGCGAAAAATTTAAAAAATCTCAAACACTTAGAGGGAGAGGGGGTAACGTCACGAAACAGGGTGTGGTCGACCTCGCGGGGGAACGGGCAAAGTGGTGGTACGGGGGTTCGGGTTTTGGTTTTGGGTTTTGGTTACGGGTACGGGCAATTGGTTGATACTATTGGGATGCGGGTGGATTAGTGGTTTGTAATGTGGTCAGGTCAGGCAGTATTGTGTATGTGGTTAGGGGATGTAATTGGGTATGGATTAGAAAGGGGATATAGAGGGGAAAGTGAGGGATAATTGTAGCTACATTTCAAAATTTATTTATAATTTTGTAGCTACAAATAAAAAATTATGAAAAAAAGCAAACCAATTGGAGTTAGATTTGACTTAGATAAGTTGGATATGATTCAAAAAGAGCAAAATTTGACATCTGTTCAGCAAGTAGTAAATTATTTAATGGATAATTATGGCAAAATAAAGCCCGTAGAGGAGGTTTTACCAACCAAGTCGATACAATATCCAAAAAAAACACAAAAACCCGAAATAAAGCTTCAAAATGGCAAAGCGATGCCCCCTGCTGGGCTGGTTGGAATAGACTTAGCTATTTGGAAGTCTGAAAATTGGGGTTAAAATTTAATTTAATGTTAATATTTTGATATTTATTTTCAATAAAGCAATTTAATTTGTTAATTTTATATTAAAATGTTTTAATGACACAAAAACAGCAACTAGCAGCCGAGTATTTAGCAAAATTCCCGTCTATTAGTAAACACTCAATTGCGGCTAAACTTTATAACGATCATGAACATATTTTTAATAGCGTAGAGCATGCAAGATCGGCAATACGAATGATTACCAACGCCGCTGGTGCTAAATCAAGTCCAAGAGTGAAAATAACTCATACTCCCGATTTGCCTCCATCTAAAATGCAAAATAGAGCATTTGTGGATTTACCAACAAGTTCTGACAATATTCTTTGGCTATCAGATATTCACATTCCAAATCAAGACAACGAAGCTATTAAATTAGCCATTGAGTATGGGATTAAAAATAAAATTAATTGTATTGTATTAGGAGGAGATATTTTAGACAACACTCCGTTTACAAGTCATGATGCGCCTCCTCCAGGAAAAGACGATGTAGTTGAGTGGTTTGAATATTGTGAAATATTTCTTTCGCATTTAAGAACAAAATTTCCAAAAGCACACATAGTTTGGCTAGAAGGAAATCATGATAATTGGTATGTAAGATATTTAATGAAAAAAGCACCAGTATTTTTTAATGATGAATATTATAGATTACCACAAAGACTTGATTTAAAAAAATATAACGTAGAATTTTACGAACAACATATAGTGGTTCGCGCGGGCAAGCTGCATATGTTGCACGGGCATACAATAGTGAGAGGATTTATGGCTCCTGTAAATGCTGCAAGAGGGGTGTTTATGAGATCTAAAAGTTCGATGATTATTGGCCACGTTCATTCTACATCAAATCATTCTGAAACAAATATAAAAGAAGAACCCATATCTTGTTGGAGTGTTGGATGCTTATGCACATTATCTCCCGAATATGATCCACACAATACGAAACACAATGTAGGATTTGCGCATATCTTAGTAGAAAAAAATGGAGAGTTTGAGGTTTTAAATAAAAGAATTATTAATAATAAAATTTTATAATTATTTTTTAGAATAATTTAATATTATATATTCAGCCATATCTTTTGGAACATTTTTATATGTTTTTTTAAAACCCTTTGGTGACATATCTATTAAAACCTTGTCATTATATATCCCTGTAGGAAATCTTTTAAGAATGGGCAGCATATAATAACTGTATAAATATAAGTTAGCTTTTTTAATGTATCTAGTTTGATTTAATGGAAGTCCCCATTTTTTAATTTTTTCAACAGCTCTTGTTTCGCAGTCTTTTTCTAATTCAACCATAGAATCAAGCATGGTTGCTATTTGTTTTTTATTAAGCATAATATTTCCTGCAAGCCAATCCCATGTTTTACCTGTATTATCATTCCAACTATCCCATCTTTCATCGGATTTCCATTGTTCCATATGAGAAAATTCATGGATAAGTATTTCAACCCATTCTTGAAATGGTCTACCGCAAGCAACTACAAGTGCTTTATCTGTTTCACAAAAATAACCACTACACTCTTGTAAATAATCGTCTGTAAGTACTACATTTCTAGATGGCGATAAAACCAACTCTATCCCATATTTCTTACACTGTCTTTTTACTGACTTTATAAAAGGTTTATATTCTTCAGGGACAATATATTTCATATTTCAAAATTAAGACTAAAACTACAAAAAACCCCCGTTAAAAATAACAGGGGCTTCAACTAAAATCTAACCAAAAAAAACACGGAACTATGTAAAATTATGTGTTTTTTAAATTATTTTTACAAATTTCTTTTTAACCAAGTCTAATTTAGCCCTATATTCAATAATAAGGCTTTTAAGCTCGTCTTTTGTTGGTTTTGCAACTTGCCTAGCTAACTCTTGAAGGTACTCAACTGTCCCAGACCTTTCTTGGTCTAATTTTTTAGCATATACATCTAAATTACCGGATAAAAACACATTGTCATTTTCAGATTGCGGACGGCAGTTTTGCTCAAGCCATCTGGTTCCTAAATTAGCTCTTGGGATAAAATGCCCATTTTGTATTTTAGTCCAATGATATTTTTTACCTGAAGTAAAACATTCAACCATACCTTCTTTATCAGCATATTTACATCTAATGTATTGGCTAAAGACATGATCAAGATCTTCTGTTAAATTTTTGAAACTTTCAAAATCTTCATCTTCATGCGCATCCATTCTTCTTTGTGTACTATGTATTGTAGCGCATTGCTTGCACATTTTTTTTGAAAAATGATAATCAATTTTACCGCAATTAATACATCGTTTCTTTTTTACAATTATTGTTGAGTTTCTCATTTATTTTCGTTAATATCATAATAAAAAGAATTTGTATCTTCTACCACCCATTTGTCAGATTGGTTTTCAACGGAATCTAAATTAGTGTCAACCTTAAATTGTTTTAAATCTTCTGGTAATTGTTTTGTTACCCAATTAGAATCTTTCCAAAATATTCTATTGTTAGGCATACATAACAAGTACCCATCATCAGACTCTAAAAGATGCCCACACTTGTAATCAGATGGCTCGTCGCTATATGGATTGTCATACCAATCAATTGTAAGAATGTATGTAGCCCAAACTTTTGTGCTATCTCTTAAAACAACTTGACATCTATGATATGCTAAAAAATCATACTCAATTACTGATACATTTTCACTAAAACAATCCCATAATTGTTTATAATTGTAAGGAATATCATTTGTTGGTATTTTAGTGTAAATTTCAGATAAAGGTACTCTACTTCTTAGCATGCCAGAATCAGTAAGAACATGAAATGTAACTATTTTCCCTGCACAGGATTGTAAAGCAAATACATATACATTGTAAAACTCATTAGCATCAACTTCATTTTTTGTAAAATATGATTTTCTTACAAATGCTTTAAAACTTGGAATGTTTGTATTTAATTTCATGGTGTTTTTTTTATTTTGATTTTATTAATATATTCTTGTACACATTCCCAGTATAAATGATTATCTGGATCTTTACATTTATAGATTTTATCTTCAGCATATTTATCTGCTTCTAATTTTGCTTTGTCTATACGTTCTTCAAATGGAATATTTTTTAATTTTAAAAAAAACTTAGTGTAAATTTCTACCGCTTTCTCTTTGTGGGACATTTTCTGGATTTTCTTTTAGTTTATGTAATTTATTGCCTATAAATCTATATTTCCCTTGATATTCTCCTTTTTTATGTACCTCAATAACCATATCTAACCTTTTAGCTAATTCATAGATTAGTTCCTTGTTTTCCATATGCAAATATAATTAATTTAATAAATTAACAAAAAAAATTTTTGGAATATGAAATAAAAACTTTTACTTTGTCCTTGTAAACAACTAAAATTTATGGAAAAAGAAACAACACTTGACACGAGAGATGTGGTTTTATTACATCTTGAAGAAATTGAAAGAAATCTTTCTTGGCTTTCGGAGAAAACACAAATACCTTATCCAACACTTTATTCTGTATTTAAACAGAAGCATTTTGCATTATCTGAAAAGAATTTAGAAAAAATAAATGGTGTACTTGGAACTGATTTTACAAACAATTAATAAACTAAAATGGCTAAAAGATTTACTGATACTGAGAAATGGAAAAAGCCTTTTATAAGGGGC